ACCCCTCATCTCGATCATGCGTACCGGTGTGACGCAGGCACCAACCATGGGAGCCGGTACTAATCAAAACGCTGACTTGGTCGTGAAAAAGAGGTTGAGCGAAAAAGACCCTCTGTATCAAAATTTGATAAATAAACTCGGCCTAGTGAACTCAGACAATATGTCATCTCCCGCCGCCAAGGCACATCCCATGTCCGGGTCTCTCCCGGGAAGGTTAGCTACGCGTCGGCCGTCTCCAAAGAGAAGCGTCAATACTCTCGAAGGAAAACTCTTGGTGCCTGAACTTGGAAAGAATATTTTCGAGATCATAACCATGCCGCCGCCAAAGTACTATACGGCGACCTATGAGGTGACGTTCTGGAGCCAGTATACGCAGCAGATGAACAATATGCTCATGTCGATTATGAGCCTATACCAATCGTATTCACAGCGGACTTTTAGGCTGGAGAGTCCAAAAGGGTATTGGTTCGTCGGATATTTCGAAGACGCACTTACCCCTGGAAATAATTTTGATGACTTTACCGATAGTGAGCGTATAGTTCGTTATTCTTTCAACATAACGGTACCTGCTTATATAGTCGGCTTTTCATTTGACGGAGCTCAGAGCTCTCTGCGCCGATATCTTTCGGCCCCGGACATAAGTTTTACGGTGGATATCTTAGACGGCGAGAATTTTGTCAACAGGCCTGCCGCCGGGATTCCGGCCGGAGATACAGACGCTTACATCTTAGACAATATTAGAACTGTCGACGATCTACCTCCGGGCCAAGTACTTGGTATCCCCGGGGCGAACAGGGCTTTAGATACGTTGCCGGTTGCAAATATAGCCGGCGCCCAAACTACCAGTGATGTGAAGACGGTAAAAATGTCTAAAAATCCTTTCACTGGGCAGGTTAACCCCACAGAAGTATTAGTGAAATCGCGCAATAGACGCAGCGGTGAAACTGTTTTGAGGATTATTTTTGAGACCATGTAGTAAGACGCTGCACATATGCGGTGAATACTTATGCTTTCTTTGTTTTCACGTCATATTTATACATGATGAACTACCCCAGGAGATATGATGGCTGAGCAAACTTTTCGTTCACCGGGTTTTTTTGAACAAGAAATCGATCTTTCGGCACGAGTATCCGCTCCAAGCGGGACTCCGGCCGGAGTCATCGGTACCGCTTTAGAAGGTCCGGCATTCGTACCAGTTACGATAGGATCATTTGCTGATTTTGATGCGAGGTTTGGAACTCTAGACCCCGACCGCTTTGGGCCCTACGCAGTCCGCGAATTTTTACTGCAAAAAACATCGTTGACTTACCTGCGCGTTTTAGGCGCCGGCGCCAATGAATCAGCGTCTGATTTTTCGAACACCGAACTTCAAGGCGTTGTTAAAAATGCTGGTTTTAGAATTACAGGATCTCGAATAGGAGGCGGCGATAATCGGGACCAAGGAACAGTACAGTTCCTGGTAGCCGCACACACGGTCCCCATCGATGAAGCAGTTGGATATCCAATCTTCACCGACAATCAATCTTTTGACCTCGGCGGCCGCGATGGTGCAACAGACACCGTACGGTTGGTTCGCGGAGTCATACTGAATTCCACTGGCACGAAGGTAGAGATACTTTCTGCATCATCGATATACAGCGCCACCGGCGTATCACAAGATAGCGTTGTCGCTACTTCTGTCTCTGGGACGCCTTTATCTAACCCTAGGTACTTCAAGCTAGCTGTTAGTTCCTCTACCGGCGGTGTAAATTTCGGTAATGACGACAACTCTGCAGGCATTAGAATATTCACCGCTTCTTTGGATCCAAGTGACTCCAATTACGTCGGTAAGGTGTTGAATACCAATCCATTGAAATTCCAGTCGGAGGGACACCTTCTGTACCTAGACCTTTCCGTGGAAAACGAATTAGCCTCCACGGACGATCAGATCATCGCAATGCTGTCCGGTACCATGAATACCTCTGCAGCTTCAGGAGACACGACTGAGACCTTCATAGACGCTTACGGCCGGTACGACACTCGTTATACCACTCCTAAAACGACTAAGTTCATCTCTCAACCATTCGGTGAGAAAGAGTACGATCTATTCCATCTCGAGACCATCTCAGACGGAGAGCGCGCTAACAGCAAATTCAAGATATCGATCGCGAACCTGCGTGCTAGCACGGACGATCGTGATAGGTACGGTACTTTTGAGGTACAGGTGCGTGACTTCAACGACACCGATACCGCACCGGAGATTCTAGAGAGGTACCCAGAGTGCTCTCTGAATCCAAACTCCGATCGTTACATTGCGCGTCAAATAGGCGATAAAAAAGTCAGATTTGATTTTGACCAAGAAGATCCGGACGAACGCCGCCTGGTAATCTCAGGAAAGTACCCAAACGTATCTAGAAGGATCCGCGTGGTGACGACAGAGGAAGTCCAGAAGCGTGAAGTGCCTTCGACCGCATTGCCTTTCGGGTTCCGCGGGGCATCCGTCGCGAAGACTTCTGACTCTCTCGTAGACATTGCCGGCGGGCAGTTAAAAAATGACAATAACGTGGCACTCGGAAGTGTCGCGACTCGCCGATTGGCAGGTACCTTACGAGCGTACGCCGGAGGAAAAGCTACAGATCTCAGTCTAACTGGATCCATCGTTCCTCCTATGCCCTTGAGGTTCAAGGTTACCCGTGGAGATGTCAATAGCAATACCACGCCTCCATATGTTGGAGCTCCAGGTACCAACGAGCGAACCGATGCACGCTATTACTGGGGTGTCAAAACGAATAAGATGCCAACCACTTCTTCCGTTCCGAACGCGGTATTGAATCCCAACGTAGGCGGAGTGGTTAACCCCCTGGTCCAGGCCTACACCCAGTTTGCCGGGATAGAAAAACTGGACACCTTGGTCACCGGCAGCGGCCGCGATTCTTTCAACAGCAATAAGTTCACACTAGCACGAGTGGCCTTGAGCAACCGTAGTACGAACAACGTGTTGACCGATCTGTGGACGACAGTTACCGGTACTGCTCGAGCGCACATGAAGGAAGCAGCATACATCCGGGATGGTAAAGTTGATCGCAGCTCTTACACCGTCGACGACGGCCTGATCAACAATAGGTTCACGCTAGCATCGCTTCTCAGCACGAGTTCGGTGCTGTTCAATCGTTTCACTGATTTTGCTAAGTTCACGAACATTTTCTACGGTGGTTTTGACGGTGTCAACATCCTGGATCGGGATCAATTCCTCTTCAAGGATCGAGCATTTTCTCCCGACGCTGGTGGAAAGGCTGGCGCTGTCACGCTTATGCCAGGCGGAAACGGAAACGGTCTGGCACAGATAAGCAGTAAGAATCAATCTGGAGAGAATCGACTCAACAACAACGTTGCTTCGATGAGACAGGCCGTGGACATCATGACCGATCCGATGTCTGTAAACATCAATATTCTAGCAATTCCTGGTGTGCGTGAGCCATTTGTTACTGATAGGGCTCTGGACAGGGTGAAGGATTACTCACAAGCCATCTACTTGATGGACTCGGCCCGTTATGACGAGGATCAAAACAGGCTGTATGACGATTCTTCAAAGCGCCCCGACGTACGAGAGACTTCGGAGCAGCTGGAGACGCGAGGTATTGATAACAATTATGCGGCTACTTTCTTTCCAGACGTATACATCAACGATCCACTAAATAATCAGGTCGTCAAAGTTCCTTCGTCGGTTGCTTCTTTGGGAACCTTGGCTTTCAATGACAAGGTAGCGTTCCCATGGTTTGCTCCGGCAGGATTCAATAGAGGCGGCCTGGATTTCGTAACCAACGTCGAAGTAAGACTCACCTCGGACGACCGAGACGTCTTGTACGACGCAAAAATCAATCCAATAGCCGTTTTTCCCAACGCTGGATTCGTCATCTTCGGACAAAAAACTCTGCAGATGGCAAAATCAGCGCTGGACAGGATAAACGTCAGACGGTTGATGTTAGAAGTTAAAAGACAGATCGTAAGAGTTGCTGATAAGCTTCTTTTCGAGCCCAACAACGCTCAAACGCGAGCAAGGTTCATTTCTCAAATTACCCCATTACTTGCTCTTATTCAAGCACAGGCAGGGATAGAGCAGTTCAAGGTAGTTTGCAATGAAACAAATAACTCCGCAGAAGATGTGGAGTCGAATAAGATGAACGGACGAATCATAGTGGTGCCCACACGCGCCGTCGAGTTCATTTCTATCGACTTTATAATCACAAACAGCGGGGTGAGCTTTGAGTAGACCATAAGTATTAAGAGAAACACGATTCAGGAGACGCTATAATGGCACAGTTATCGGGTAAAAGTCCAGGCGTAAGCACTAGAGAGATCGATCTCTC